TACTTTTTCACTCGTCTGAAATGCGGCATTACCATTCAAAGTAATATCTAAAGTTAAGATCTTATTTGTCGTTACTATAGTATCATCTTTAATTCTTTCATAGCCGATGATATTATTATCGAAGTTAACTGTAGGTGTCCAATAACGTTTTCTTTCTGCGACCAGTGCATCATACCCCGATATAGTCAATATCGATTCATCTTGATCATAATTATTGCGATAGAATATCACTTTTTGATTGGCTGCGCGTAAAGAACCATATTTTTTAACTATGAATGCTTCAAACTGTTCTTGAGTCAATGGAACATCATAGTATGGATCAACTACTTGATTAACTAGATGTAATACCCATACATCATCTACGTCGTCGTAATAATCAAAAGCTAAATTTTCATATCTTAAGCCAGATCCAGTTGCTTCTTCTAGAACATATGGATAATAAACTGAAGCCTGATCTTTAAATTTATCAAGTACTTTTGCGCGAGTTAATATATTTCTTGCGAAATTATTAGCATAACTTATAACGGGAATGTTAGAAAAGTATTTCATTATGCTTTTTTCCCAGAATTAAACTTTAAACTTGCCTGCAAGTACGGCATCCGTTGCTCTACCAACCATATTTCCAATATCCTTTGCTAAAGTGGGGCCATCATCATTACCATAATCAAGACCAGTAATAACTTCAATTTCTTGGAATGTAAAAGAAAATACTACAAATACAGGAGATGACGCTTCATCATTAAAGAAAGACAAACCATTAGGAGAATAATTTACGTTTATCGCACTGATTAATCCTAATTTGTAGATAGGCATCGTACCCGACCACTCGCTGCCTGGAATAAATGTTTCTCCCCAAGGCATCAAAGTCAATCTTACCATTTGTGGATAAGACATTAAATTTTGTGCTCCAGTCGAAACGGCTGGCAATGTTCTCTTTTTGAATTGCTTTATTATATTTTTAATTTTATTTGATTCAGTAACATTTCTTGCTGTAAATAGCCAAGAAAATTCCATTGGTTGTCGCATATCTACGCCGTTAAAAAATACTGATATATGCGGATTCGGAACAGCTTTTAAAAATTGTCCTGCAGTTTCAGCAGCTTGTTCTCCATTTATACCTGCAATGTTAATACCGCTAATAGCAGTTTTAGCTCCAGCATACATTATGCCTATGCTATCTTCGGCTAAGTCTGCAGATGATCTCTTATTTTCTCCAGTTATACCAGTAGCAATACTCTTTATCTGATCTGTAAACATTCCTAATAATCCGGTATCCTGCGGATTTATGCGAACAGAATGCGTTTCTGAAAGATCACGAGGAAGAGGCAAAGATACAGAATATTCTGTGTTAAATTTGGCAGGCATAAGAGGAGAAGGCCTATCATATTTAGAAAATTCTATTAACATACATTCGTTATCTGAAAGACTTAACGGAAATCTTTCTTGTTTAGTTTGTTGAGATTCTCGTGATCGATTGACTGCTGTTGTAGGTTCAGAAGAAGAATCGGCTGACCGCGATTTAAATAAATCTTGTTGCGTTATTCTATAACCTGCTACACCAGACAATGAGCTATTTAAAGAATCCATCTTTTCAGCAGAAACTGACTTTAATGAATCAAGTGAAAGACCAGTTTTAGATAAGCCGTTAATAAAATTACCGCTTAGTCCTGAAGTAACAGCCGATGCGCTTTGAGTAGCTAAAGAGCCTATAGTTTTTCCAGCATTACTCGTAAAGTTTAATGGATCGAACGCCATTTAAGTTCCTCTTATAAATAAAACTATGAGCTATAAAGGTTATTTTAACGCTAAGTACCCGCAAAAATATAAAGGTAATCCAACTAATATTATTTATCGCTCTTCATATGAGCTTAAGTTGATGACTTACCTTGATCGTAATCCAAATGTCGTGCAATGGGCAAGCGAAGAATTCTTCGTGCCTTATAAGTCACCTATCGATGGTAAAGTTCATAGATATTTCCCTGATTTCTGGGTCAAGAAGAAGAATAAAGAAGGATTAATAGAAACTATCGTGATAGAGGTTAAACCTAAATCTCAAACGATACCTCCTACTCCAAAAACACAGATCAATAAACAGTATTTATATGAAGTTCAGACGTGGGGAATAAATCAAGCGAAATGGGAAGCGGCGAATAAATACTGTTCTAGTAGAGAGTGGAAATTCATGATAATCACAGAAAAAGAATTAGGTATCATGTTCTAATGGAAGAAGATACACAAGAGTCTATATATCAAACGATTTTAAAACAATCACAAGATGAAACGTTTGAACGTGAAGAAGAATCTCAAAGATGGTTTAGGCAGAAGGCAACAGAAGTAAGTAAAAATAAAACTGTTCCTACAAATATAATTTTAGAGAAAGAACATGTTCCTTCTATCAAGAACATTAAACAAGTAGGCAGTCTTTTTCTATATAACTATGCTCCTAAACACAAAAAAACATTAGATTATTATGATACGTTTCCCATAGTGTTTCCATTTAAAATGGTTACTCAAGGATTTTATGGATTAAATTTACATTATTTGCCGACTCCATATAGAGCCATCTTTATGGACAATATGTATTCTCTTTTGAATTCAAAGGATATGGAACAGAATACTACACGCTTGGCTAAAATGACATATAGCGTTTTAGAATCAAGAAGAAATTTAAGATTTTTTCAACCATGTATACACATGTATTTACATAAAAATATAAGGTCTAAGATAGCCTTTATTCCTCCTAAAGAATGGGAATTAGCTTTATTTTTACCTCTACAAAGATTTCAAAAAAAATCAGAAAATGTAGTTTGGAAAGAAAGCATAGCAAAAATTAAAAAAGGAATACGATAAATGCCAGGTCCATCTACTTTTACCGATGCTATAACAAGTAAAATTGCTACTTTTATAGGGTTAAATGGTACTTTACCTAAAAGAAAAACCGCTGGGTTCGATATAGAAGAATTTAAGAGTGCTATTGGTACTCGCGGTGTATTGCCTACTAATCTTTTTTTGGTAACAATCACTCCATTTTCCAGTGAAATTAATACTGCTATGAATCGCGAGACCCTTGACCCTCGTTCTTTGAGTTTTTTCTGTATGAAAACTTCTTTACCAGGAGTAGATTTGGCTTTAGAAGCCAATATGCCATTAGGCACCGGTCCTGTTGAAAATTTCCCACATAGAGCAATTTTTACTGATATAGAACTTCAATTTATAGGTGATGCAAAAGGTCAAATTTTATCGTTCTTTCATAATTGGTTAAACACGATTGTAAATTTCGATGATCGAAGGGCGAATGACAAATTCTATAGAGTAGCATACAAAGACAGTTATGTTTGCAACATAAATATTACAGTATTTGATCACCAGTCTGATAAAATCCTAGAATATCGTTTGCTTGATGCTTTTCCATATAGAATAAATCAAATAGACATGGATTGGAATAATACAAACAGCATGATGAATATTGGAGTAAATTTTCAATATAAAACTTGGGCTTCTGATAGAATACCTATATCTGACGCAGCATCTAGTTTTGGATTATCTAATATACAAAAATTAATGAAGTTAGGCACTATAGCACAAACCATTTCGGCTATCAAGAGACCTCAAAGTGTAGGAGATGCAATTAACTTAGTTAACAATGCAAGTATTGTTGGCGGTGGTTTATCGGGATTCTTTTAATTATTAGGAGTATACAATGGCTTTACCAAAAATATCAGTACCGGTCTTTACAATTAAAATTCCTTCTACTGGTAAAGAATTAAAATTTAGACCTTTCTTAGTCAAAGAAGAGAAGATCCTTCTTATGGCTCAACAGAGTGAGAACAGTGAAATTTTGTTGGCGCTAAAGCAAATCATCAATAACTGTTGTTTCGATGATCTAGATGTAAATCAGTTGGCAACGTTTGATTTAGAATATGTATTTTTAAAACTAAGATCACGTTCAGTTAACAATATAGCTAAGCTCAGATATCGTGATAATGAAGATGATAAGGTTTATGATTTTGAAGTTAATTTAGATGAGATCGAAGTTAAGATTGATCCTGAGAATAACAATAAGATCGATATCAATGGCGAAGTCGGTATGATCTTAAAGTTTCCAAGCGTAGCTGTAACAGAAAAAATGGCTAATATAACAGATCAAAGCGAATTATTAAATAAGATTTTGATTCATACGATTGATACAATTTATGATTCTGAGAATGTGTATCCAGCCAAAGAAAGCACTGAACAAGAACTTATAGAATTCCTTGAAAACTTAGATACAAAGTCATTCGAAAAAATCGAAAAGTTTTTTTCTACAATGCCTAAGTTATATCATGAATTGCATTATAAGAATTCGTTTGATCATGATCGTACAATTAAATTGAGTTCATTACAAGATTTTTTTACGTAGGGCTGAGTCATACGAGTCTCAAAAACTATTACACAACGGTTTTTGCGATGGCTCAGCATCATAAGTATTCAATAAGTGAAATAGAAGATTTGATACCGTTTGAAAGGGATATTTACGTAGATATGCTTTTGGCATATCTTAAAGAAGAAAGAGAAAAACGAGAAAGGGCTTCTTAATAGTGTCCGATGACATCCAACAAGAGAACATTGATATGGATGGAGATGGTAAAGTATCTAAGACTGAAGTGAATATTGCAGAAGATAAATTTAAAAACCGCCGCAGAATGGCGTGGCTTGCTATGTATGCCATGGTAGGCTTCACTGCGCTTCTTATGTCTCCTTATATTGCAGATGATAGAATTAAAGCTCTAGATAGTGTCTTCAGTACATTTTATATTGCCATGGCATCTGTCGTTGGCGCTTATATGGGCTTCACTACTTGGGCGAGTAAAAAGTAAATGAACAAAGAATCCTTAAAGAAAATATTTGATACATTTAGATCTTTATCTGATAAATTGAATAATCACAGTGAAGTGCTACACGATCACGCAGAAAAATTAGATACATTAAATTCAAAATATTCTGAAGAAGATAATATTTTCGGGCAGATACATGAAAATTTAGTTAAGATCAATGAGTCTTTAAGTTCTGTTTTATCTCTTTCTACCAATAAACCTCCTACTGATGCAGAGCCAGTTGACTCTGACGGAAAACAACAATTAGATGGACAACAACCTAAAGAAAAAGGTGGAATGGGAGGTTTACTTGGAACTATTGCATTTACACTGTTTGCAATATTTCCAACTGTTCTAGCATGGATCAAAGAAAAACGTGAAAAGATAAGTGAATTTTTGATGCCTGTCTTCGATTTTATATTTGAATCTGCTATACCGTTCTTTACTGAAAAATTACCTAAGTTTTTTATGGAGGATATTCCTGAGTACTTCTCAGAAAAATTTGATGTAGTCAAAGATTTTGTATCTGACTTTATAGGCGATATTAAAAAAGTAATAGCAGGTATTCAAAAAACTGTGGGTGAAACCATCGTAAGTCTTGCTGATAAACTGCCAGATGGTCCATTTGATGTACTCAAAGATATGAAAAAGGGGTTAAAAGATTTTGGAGAAGGATTAATTTCCGATGCAGATAATACCATAACTGAAGTCGATAAAGAGCAAGCAAAAACACAAGCCAAACGAGAAGAAAAGAAGAAGCGAGATATCCTCTTAAAACAAGCTGATGATGAAGGTAAAAGAGTAGTAGAATTAAATAAAGCTAAAGGTTATAAAGGATATGAAGTAAAGCCTGATTTTGAAAAAGGTTTAGTTAAAATAGAATATAAAGTTGACAAAATCCTTGATGGAGTATCTCAAGAATTTGACGCAAATAAATCAATGGAAACCGGAACTCTTATAGAAAAATCTGGAGGAAGTTCCAGGTCAGTTAAAGGCGATAATGGAGGAACTCCTAATAAAGACGGAGAAGGGCAATCAGCTGCAGCATCTAGTGGAGGTACTCCTGAACCTATGGGATCTTCTGGTACAGGCGAAACCGGTGCAACAACTTCAGGCGGAGCAGGAGTTCAAGCAGAAGGAGGAGCTATTCCTGAACCAAACCAAGGAACAGCTTATAAAGGAAACACTTTAGATACAAATTCAAAGGAAAATGAAAATCCTCCTGCTAAACCAAAAAGTTCTGCTCCTCCAGTAGTTAATATACCCTCAACTGGGCAAAAAGTTAGAATGCTACCGGGGCAAGGACCTCATGATATTAACGATGTTCCTGATCCCACTCCATTTTTAGGCGATATGGCAAATCAACTATTTTATAGAAGCGCATAAGGGATAATTCAATGTTACCTGCTATACTTGGAGTTGCTAGAATAGGAGCCGTTGCACTTCGTGGAGTTGCTACAGGAATAGCAGCTACAGCTAGAGTTGCAGGAAAAGGAACAGTTGGAGGAGCTAAAGCAATAGGAAGAGGCGTTGCATCCGCAACTAGAGGAGCTGGAAAA